GTTCACGCGGTTTCTCCTTTATTTGAGGCTGGGATGGTTTGGGCCCCCGACGAGGTGTTCGCGGAAGAGTTAATAGAAGAAGTTGCAGCTTTTCCCAATGGAGAATATGATGATTTGGTGGATAGTATGACGCAGGCGTTGATGCGCTACCGTCAGGGCAACTTTGTGCGGCTTCCGACGGATGAGTATGAAGACGAGCCGGTCAATCTGAAGGTCATGGCGTATTACTAGGGCGGAGACGTATGGGCGAATCAAAGGTTGATCTAGGCGCGGGTAGTGGGGAGGCTTCTGGCGGCGGCGAAATTGGATATTACCCGGATGGCCCCAAGGTTGATCTAGGCGATGGAGCCGCGAAAGTCGCAGCGGACATCGCGGACCTCGGGCCTTATCTTGAAGGCAACTATATAGCTCAGTTGGGTCTGGAGTCGCTTCCTCTGGATCGTATTTTTGAGCTTAAAGGAAAGTACAATACAGCCGGTTTCTATTCCCCCCAAGACGCTTCAGCCCGACGGCTCAGCATATCCGACAGGTTTGCTTTGGAGGAGATGACTGCTCAAGGTCGAGACCCTTCTTCACTTTTTGACCCTAGTCTTAGGGGGGTCGTTTCAAATCCTCTCAAGGATTATTTGTCTTACAGCTATCCCGACGCCTCTTCGGGAGACACGTACGTTGAGCCTTTTGATACAAAGATTGGAAGCCGTTTTTCGCGGCCCGGGGAAGAGTTTCCGAGACCAAAGGAAGAAGAGTACCTAGACCGCGATCTGACTGAAGAGGAATCCCGCCGCCAAGCGCTAGGAACTCTAGTACACGAACTGACACACGCGGGGGACGTTGCGTTAACCAGAACGCTTCAAGCAGACGACGAACCCTATAACGCGGGACGTGACCTTGGCGAAAATTATGCCAGACTTATTGATATAATGAACAGAGACAGGGGCATTGGCACTCTTCAATCCGATCTAGGCAGGGAATATGAGGGACGGGCCGTGTCCAAGGGCATTCAAGGGCGGTACATTGGCGACCCGTTTGAGACAAGTGTACGAAAAGACGGGTTCTTTAATACGCGAGAGCGGCTTGACCCGAAAGACTTTGAAAAGGCTGTATTGGGTATTCCTGCTCAGGATGCAGCAAGGCGCGAATTATTTCGGCGCATGGCCGAGAGAACACCTACGGGTGGATATGCAGAAGGCGGCCCGGTGTCCGCGGGCCTTGGCTCGTTGCCCGCGTCCGAGAACATTCTTACAAGTGGATCAATCAGTATGTCGCCGTCCAAGTATCCAAACGTAGACCCGCGGACCGCGGCCCTTGGCTCACAGTTACTCAAGAGGGCCAAAATACCCGGCAAGTTCCCCGATATGCTAAATAACGCGGACCATAAAGTTATCGGCCAGATCAATCGGATCATGGCTCGTCCCGAAGGGAATCGCTTGCAGTCCCCCACCGAAGGCATTTCTTTGCTCATGCAGTCTGTAGTAAAGACAAGTTAGATGGACGGCGTAATCGACATTAGATTATTGATTACGTTGGGCGGGATACTGTTTTCCGTCGCGGGGGCAGCAGCCGTTGGAAAGATGCAAATTTCCAATATAATTCAGGGTTTGCAGGACATTGAGAAGCGCCTCCGCGCTGTAGATAAAAGGATTGACCTTTTGGAGACGGCAACGGAGACTCAGGAGCAACGGTTAAAAATCTTGGCAGCGATGTCCAGTCCGGAGAACATGCGCCGCGACCACATGCAGATTGCGGATGTGTTGGCAAACGTAAATTTCCTTCGTGAGGAGGTAGAGCGTTTAAGAAAGCTACATAACGGCGCTCATCCGCCGGTTGCTTCAGAACGGCACGGCGTGTGAGCCGTACAAGGAAAAGTAGTGATTATCCGGATACAAGGGTATAAGATAAGACACTTTTTGAAAGGTAAGTGATCCATGGCTATCGAACCGCGGCCCATGGCGGGCCTTATGGACACTAATGTCCCGTCTCAGTTAGACGAGGAAGACCTCGCGGCGGAGATTGAAATCGAGCTTCCGGGTTCGATGGACAACAACGTTATAGAGATGCTTTCGGAGGAACCTCCGGAAGAAATAGAAATTTACGAAGACGGCGAAGACACCATTGTTGACTTCGAACCCAGCGACACGCGTGGGGAGAGCGAAGAATTTTTTGAGAATTTGGCCGAGGAGCTTCCCAAATCAGAGCTTGGGTATATTTCCGGGCAGCTTCTGGACGAGTACGAAGGAAACCGTTCTAGCCGTCAGGAGTGGGAAGACGCGTACGCTGACGGTTTGGAGCTTCTTGGGTTTTCGTATGACGAGCGCACGCAACCGTTCCGCGGGGCTTCCGGCGTAACCCATCCTCTCTTGGCAGAGGCTGCTACACAGTTTCAGGCTCAGGCGTTCAACGAAATGCTTCCAGCCAGTGGCCCTGTTCGGGCGGCTGTTTTGGGGTCAGAAACCTCTGAAAAAGAAAAACAAGCGGGCCGCGTCCAAGAGTTTATGAATTATTACATCACTAACGTGATGGAAGAGTATACGCCTGAGTTCGACCAGATGATGTTCTATCTACCGCTGGCGGGCTCGACCTTCAAAAAGGTGTATTACGACGAGATGCTAGGAAGGGCCGTAAGTCGGTTTATTCCGGCGGAAAACCTTATTGTACCGTACAACACGTCGGACCTAGAGACGTGCCCGAATATTTCTCAGGTCGTCAAGATGTCCTTGAACGACTTACGCAAGTTTCAGGTTTCGGGGTTCTATCGGGATGTCCCGGTTATTCCCGGGGAGCCTGAAGACAACAGCGTACAGAACGAAATCGACCGCATAGACGGCAGCTCACCTTCTCAGACAGACTACGACTGTACCCTTTTGGAAAGTCATGTTGATCTTGACTTGGAGGGCTACGAAGACCTTGACGAAGACGGTGAGCCAACCGGAATTAAACTGCCGTACATCGTAACCCTGTCCATGGACAACGGGCAGGTTCTTGCTGTCCGCCGTAACTTCCGCGAGGAAGACGAGCTTCGTAAGAAGATACAGTATTTTGTACACTACAAATTCCTTCCGGGGTTCGGCTTCTATGGTCTTGGACTAATCCACACTATTGGCGGACTATCCCGGACGGCCACTGCGGCGTTACGTCAGCTAATTGACGCGGGCACTCTCTCTAACCTGCCAGCCGGGTTCAAGGCCCGTGGTATGCGGATAAGGGACGACGATGACCCGCTCCAGCCCGGTGAGTTCCGGGACGTTGACGCGCCCGGTGGTCGCATTTCCGACAGTTTAATGGCCCTCCCGTTCAAAGGTCCGGACCAGACACTGTTCCAGCTTCTCGGTTTCGTTGTGGACGCGGGACGTCGCTTTGCGACAATCACGGACATGAAGGTAGGGGACGGGAACCAGCAGGCGGCTGTCGGTACGACGGTTGCTCTTCTGGAACAAGGTTCGCGGGTAATGTCCGCGGTCCACAAACGTATGCACTACGCCATGCGTCAGGAGCTAAAGCTTCTTGCAAGCGTTGTTTCCGAGTACCTTCCGCAGGAGTACCCGTATAGCGTTGAGGGTGCAGAATCCTCGGTCATGTCAAAAGACTTTGACGACCGGGTTGACGTTGTACCGGTTTCAGACCCGAACGTGTTCAGTCAGGCGCAGCGTATTGCGTTGGCACAGGCGAAGTTGCAGTTGGCTCAGTCGGCCCCTGAAATGCACAACATGTACGAAGTCCTTCGTGGCATGTACGACGCGTTGGGTGTGCGGGATACCGACAAAATTCTTCGCCGTACTACGGACGAAGAGCCTGTTCCGTTGGACCCTGCTCAAGAAAACATAAACGCTTTGGACATGATACCTCTGAAAGCTTTTGAGGGTCAGGACCATCAGGCTCATATTATGGCCCACATGGTTTTTGGTTCGACACCGTTGGTGGGGTCCTCCCCCACAATCGCAGTGTCTCTCCAGAAGCACATCATGGAGCATGTCCGACTGGAGGCGTCTGAAGCGGCCCTTGTACAGTACATGCAACAGGTTGGTGCGCGACAGGGCCAGCCTTTGTCCGAAGAAGAGATGTTGCAGGTAGAGGCTCTTACGGCTCAGCTTATCGCCCAAGGTATGCAGATGCTCAAGCAGCTTAGTCAGAAAGTTTCTGGCGGAGACGCACCTGACCCGGTTGTTCAGCTTAAAGAGCAGGAGCTTCAGATCAAGGCCAAGGCAGAAGAGAATGACGCTGCTGTGGATCAGGCCAAGCTTGCTCTGGACCAGCAGAGTTTACAGGTTCGTAACCAGCAGTTTAACCAGCGCCTTCAGAGCCAAGAGCAGCAGACGCAGGCTCGCATTCAGTCGGCGATGGACCGTGAGTATTTGAAACAACAGACGAAAAGGGGCCAATGATGGCTAGTGTCAAGATTGTAAGCAACAAACCGGAAAAAGCCCCCAAGGCTGTCGCATATGCGGACATTAAGGGGCAGGGCCGCATTCCGTACGGCAAGACGCAGGACGTAAAAGTCCCGGATTCCATGAAAAGGGCCACGTCCCGCGGCATGGGTGCCGCCCAGCGTGGGGGTGGCTACTGGTCCTGCTAAGGCTGGGCCTCAACAGCCTCCCGACCCAAGGGACCTTAACTGTACAAAGGTGAATCCATTGACTCAGATGCTCGCATTGTCCTA